TCAGCATCCAGTTTGACAAAATAATATTGTTTAGAGCTTAGATCTCCACTGGCTTTAAAAGTCAGGTCAACCGCTCCTGCACTCATTTGTTGAGACATATTAATTCACTTCCTTTCTCGTTAATTCCTGTTCATTATTTGTTATCGAGTTTGTAATCCCCATTGGGGAATAACGCTATAGCAGCATCAGCAAAAGTCATTTTATGTTCTTCTGCATATTTGTTGATCTTGTCTAAATCAGTTTCAGGTTCATTGTTATTGTCACCGCCAGAACTTAATTCCTTGAATTTATCTACGGCCATATTGGGCTGTAATTCGATAAACATTTTAAACAGTTCAGCTTGTGTCAGTTCTTTGGTGTTGCTTCCTTCTGTAAATTCCCATTTGTTTTCATTGTCAAAAGACTCCATAAGAGTCATCACGATATCTTTCTGTTTCGGCAAGAAATGCATAGTTGTTTCACTGCAGTTATCAGCTACAAACTTTTCAATGTCTTTCTTCCTGGCTTCCTCTTTCAGTCTTTTCTGCTCTTCTTCATATTTCTTCAGCTTCGCCTGGGCTTCTTCATAATCTTTTTTCATTTTGTCAGCTTCAGCTTTTTCAAGTTCAATAGCTTCGTAATCTTCTAATGCAACAAATTTCTTACCTTCTAATTCCTGTACTTTGATTCCATTTGGCATTATCCATTCACTTCCTTTCTTAATATTCTTATCGTTTACTTTCTTTTTGTTCTGCTCATCCTCATAAAGGATAATCTGAGCATCTTTGTTGGCATCACTGTATAATGCAGCAATGTCTTCTAAATTTGTGACTGCGGGTAAATCAGCACCTAAAAAGGCTATCGCTGATAACACTTTATTGTATTTACGCTTGGTTGATGGTTCGGTGTAATCCCACAATATTTCGGAGCTTATTCGTTTGTAAGCTCCTTTACTGATTAACTCATAGAGTTTTTGGGGTACATCGGCAATGTCAACCAATATCTTTTGCCCTTTACGTTTCAGTCTGGTTATCCAACCGCCTGCGGGCAATCCTGAATTCTGCAATAGCTTCTGTTTGTCATCATGCCCCAGCTTTACAAACGGCTTAACCTTATCGATTATTTCATTTGTACCGTTGACAATATCGTCAATATCTTTTTCGGTTATCTTGGTGTTATTCCATGTCCCCACTGCAAAAACTTCAATATCATGGAGCTCCGCAAAAGTGTTTTTCTTAATCCACTTATCATCTTCGTTTTTTTCCCAGCCAGCCTTTTTTAATCCTGCCCAAGCTGTCTGATTTGCCAGCTCTTCCTGTTTGTCATTTCCCTCATACTGCTTAAAGGCATTATTGTATATTTCGATCCATATGGCCTGTGCATCCTTCGGCAACCCTTTTATAACTTCCGGTGGATTATCAATCTTATACGGCATCTATAGTCACCTTCTCTCTATCAAAAATAAAATCACTTGTTTTCATGGCCAAGATTCTGGCCTTATCTCCTGCATCTATCGGTTCAAATTTTTCATACTTGGTTATCGGTATTAACTGGCTCCGGCATTGGTAATGGTTCGGTGGGTTTATTCTTGCAATATCCGGATCATTGGCTTCAAATACCTTGCCGTCCATGCTTGCACAAAAATCAGTTGTTCTATCATCCATAATTGCACTGTATTGGTATGCAACTACAAAACCCTTTACATCCGGATCACGCATCATATCCAGTCTGCCCTGATTGTAGGCATCGGATAAGTTGGTTCTAACAACATTTTCCAGGTGATACGGGGTTAATTCCCTGCCTGATTTAATCTCTATGCCAGGAGTCCCGATATACTCTTTGAAATAGTTATCAAGCTCATAGATTAATTCAGATTGCTTCTTCCCTGATCTCAACCCGTTATAAAGGATCGTTCTTGCTTTCTTTAATATGTCATCTCTTATTACTCCTGCAATATAAAACGCTTTGTTCTGCAAATACTTCATAGCCTTTTCAGGTGGCAACCCTATTACCACATCTACAAAATTCATCCTGGATAATTCGCTTCTTACTTCTTCCTTGCCATATTTCCAGAGCTCGATTAACCAGTTCTTAATTTCCGTCCTTAATTCACCTACGTAATTAAGCTGCAGTTTTTCAATCTCTTTCGGTTCATTGTTTTCAATCAGCTTACTTCGAATTATGCTTTTTTCTAAAGCTTCTTTCTGTTTGGTTATAATCTCAACCAGTGCATCTCTTGCACCTGTTTCATATTTATTAAGGCTTTTTTCTATCCTGGTAAAATTAACTTTCTTTTCAAACTTTGTTAACTGCCTTTTGGCCTGGTACTGGTTATAGATTGGTTCATTGTCCGGCTTAGGTTCAGGCAATTGTACGTCCTTTTCTTTTGCGGGTATAGACAGATATTCTCTAACCCATTCTTCACCAGGGTTTACAATTCCACCATTTACCAGTAGTTTTATTACTCTTGCTTTTGCTTCCTGGTCATCTTTTATCATGGACTCGAATTCAAAAGAGGGATACTTGGGATTAGCAAAATTGTAATCAATAAGCCTTCTGATAACCTGCTCTTTCATGATAGTCTCTTCTGTTTCCTTGCCCAGATAATCCAGGATGTAAATAAAAATATCAAAATGTGTTTTGCTTAATGCCCAGCTCCCCTTGTCTCCTGTGTCCATAAGCAGAGACCCGACAAGTAATGATCTTGCTATCATGTTATTGTTATATTCCATAGCATCTTTATACCCTGCCTGGCTGTTTCTGGTGGCTTCCAGTAAATCAATAATCAGATTTTCAGGGATGGTCACTACTGTATCAGTCTGGATATTTTTTAGGATATTAAACAGTTCATCCTGCTTTTGCTTTGTCGTACCTGTTGGATATTTTCCGACAACTGTTGGCTGTCCGAACTTCTCAAGGTAAATATTCCAGAACCGCTGTATTAGATCATTGCTGAAATAATATCTGTACGCTGCCCTGAAATCAGACTCTCCATATATGCTTTCGGAATCGTCATTATTGGGATTGTAAGAGAATATAACAAACTTATTGATTGGTAATCTGGTATTGAATCCCTGGATTAATCCGTCTTCTTTGATGTTTCCATGTTCGTCACATTCGAACTGGAAGGTTGAAGCATCACGCACCTTTAGACTGTCCAGGCCAACCATGCCGGAAAAGTCACCACCACTGATCATCTTGTAATTCATCTCTGCAACAGAATATCCGTCACGCATGGCATTCCACATCTTTAAGAGAAAATCATCAATACTGCCCTTCATATCATCAAAACAATATTCAATGAATTCAGCCTGCTTTACCGCATCGGAATCATCTTCGTCATATGGCCTGATACTCCAGGGAGTAGACAGTCTGGCAAACTTTTTCATCATAAAAACTGCTTTAACCTGTCCGTCTCTCTGCTGCATTTTCTTGTAAATTCCAAGTCCTTTTCTTCCTACCAGATCATCCGGATTGTATTTTAAAGGCTGAGACATTCCCCATACATCCGAACCGCTTCGAGACATTTCCTCTGTTGGTGGCTTTGGTGGCTTTTTAGGTGCTGTAAGTGTCTGAAAAATCTTTTTACTGTATTCGATTGGATTCATAAGCACTCCAATTTATAATCGTAAAATAAAAAAAGAGCCGCAAGAGAAGTAATTAAACTTCTTCAAACGGCTCTTTAAGAGCTCTGCTATATTTAATTGTCTTTATTAGCTCACTGTCACCACCTACGCATTATTCAATGTTTCAGTGGTTCATTTTTATTTTATAATGTTTGTTTAATAATGTCAACACTAATTATCTTTTTCTTCTTCATCTTCCCAATCAAATTTTAATGATATCCTGTCTGGTGTCTTACTGAATTTAAGTTTGCCTATCTGCTTCCCGTCCTTGTAAAAGACACGCTCTGAATCATCCAGAACAGATTTAACAACCCTTATCTTTTTTGGCTGTTTGGGTTTTTTGTCCATATCTAATTATATACTTATTTTTTCTTTTTTGCAACTTCCTTTTTTGTTTTAGTTGCCGAGGATTTCTCGTTAGCTGGCTTTGCAGCAACTGGAGCAAATGCTAATGATGGCCCATAAGGTGTTAAGCATAATATTCCGTTTTCTTCGCAACAGTTTTCCTGATATTTTTTATTGTCATAGCTGATATGTTTAATCTGATGATACGGAATAAGCTTTACTCTTTTATCTGTTTCCACCTTCACGAATCCAGGAAAAAATTCTGCTTTTTTATACTTGTGTTCTTCTCCATAATCCATTCTGATTGTTATCACTTTATCACCCCCTTTCTTACCAGTCTTGGTTAGCCGTTGGTCTTCGATTGGCTGTCCTGCCCTCAATTATTACAAAATCACTTTCCAGCATTAATTCTGTTATTGCCCATACCCTTGCATCTAATCTGTCCGGACTTTTCTCTCCTGCCATCCATTCGCATAACTGATCTTCCAGTTCTGCAAGGTATCCGACATGATGAATCCGCCCCTGCTCATCCAGACTTGCTACCGGTTCAGCTCTTAACTGCTTGCCCCTGCTTGCTCTAACCTGTTTTACAGGTACAGTCTCATCAATACTTTTGATAACATACTCCACCATATCACCGCCATTATTTACTTCTGCAATCAAGCTGTCTGCCTGATATGTATGGTATGCAGCAACCGCTGCAGTTCCCCATTCTTTCGGACTTCCCTTTTTCGTTGAATCTGCTAAGATGTAGCCATGTCCGTCATCTCCTAAACCTGCAACAATAATTCCGGTCTCTGCTGATGTTTCAGTATCTGATGCTTCCGGATCCACTGCTACAACAACTCTGATTAAGGTTGGAGATTTAGTTACTCGATTCTTATCAAGAGTTATTCTGCTCCATAAGGCATTGGGATTGTCATCTAATATCTCAGCATAGATTTCCTGCCTGCCTATTCTTGTACCTTCATATTTTTCCAAGAGCATCTTTAAAAACTTTTCCGGCAAATTAGCTGCATTCTCATAAGTTGATCCACGTCTTACGATAGCATTTGGATCATTCACCAAATCCTTAATTATTTTTATCGGTCTGGGTGTAGTTGAGACAAATATCTTAATCTCTTCATTGCCACGTAAACCGAATAGAATATTATCCATGCATTCCTGGGGATACTTAAACTTTGCCAGCTCATCAAGCCATACTATGTCATGAGACGGCCCTCGTAACTGGTCTGGTTCATCACCTGAATATATTGTTGCTGTAACTCCGTTAGGCCAGATCACCCGCCTTTTTGAAGGTTCGTAATACGGTCTGAATCTCGGATCACTTATTTTTAGGATTGATGACGGTCCAAGCTCTACCATTGTATCCCTGGCATCAGATTTAGTCTGGCCAACTAAAGCAATATGTTTAGCACCTTGCCTGGCATGATCATTGACAAATTCTGCTCCTGTTCTTGTCTTGCCTGCTCCACGTCCTGCCAGGTATAGCCAGTATAACCAGTTCTTCCCTTCAGGTTCAATCTGTTTCGGCCTTGCCCAGAAACGCCAGTTGTAAAGAAGATCTAATGCTTCATCATCGGTAAAGCATTCAATTTCCTTTAGGACTTTTTGCTTTTTCTGTTTTGGTAATAACGCTATTGATTCTGCTAATGAGTTCTCTTTTTGCATCCTTTATTTCCAGTTCCCCTTTAAGATTTAATTCATGTTTTTCAGACGGGTATTTATTTCTAAGCTTTAAATATGTTTCGATGTATTTATGTCTTGTCGGATAGTCTTCCACGTCTACGAATTCAACATTTTTGGAATTAGCTTCCGGCAATTCAGGATCATTCGCCTGTGCTTCTTTTGGCTTGATAGGAATAACGGAAACTACTTTGGTTGCTAATGTTCCTTCCTTGATTCTCTCATAGATATAGGCATCGGTAAGTCCTATCTCTTCCATGATTTCTTCATCTGTAATCTCAACTTTTCTCAATAAACGGCTTCCGAGCTCATAAGCTGAATTACCATCATATTTTGGATTAATTGCCAGGTATGCCTGGGTTGCATTCCCGCCATTTTCAATATACGCTTTGACAAACTTCTTTTCTCTGATAGTCCGTTTTGCTTTTCCCATAGATAATCACCTTCTCACTACTGACAAAATAAAAAGCCACTCAAAAGAGGTATACTCTCAAAAGTGGCTATCTTGTAGCTCTTTTTCTATTCTTTTTTTCTTTTCAATGTAGTAAACTTCTATCTCAACTCCTGAGTCTGTAAAAGTTACTACATTTACCGCCTTGTACCGTTTACCGTTACTGTACGGATAATGGTCTCTGGAACAAACTATCTCAATAGGAGATGTTTTCCGCAACGGTTCATAATTGGTCAGAATGTCAAATAATCTCTGGTTGCATGTCTCACCGTTTTTTTGAACACCTTGACATCTTACAATTATCTCTTTTATTATAGCACTTGTATTTATTTTTTTCAATGAACTACTTTTCAATAAATCAGCTCCAGTTAATTAGACTGTATTTTTAATGCTTCAATCAGCTCAATCTCCACTCTTGGATTATCCTTATCTTTTCCCATTATTCTTGACCCGTCAAAACTGATAATATTCTTGTCATTACTGATTACTTTTGCCTTCTCCAAAATATCGCAAGTAGCCCCCAACAAATTAGCCAAATCAGGAAATGCTTTTGTCGGCATCCAGTATAATGCTTTAAGGCTAATATTATCTGTAATGGTATCACCATAATATTGCCCCGTTATTTGCCATAGACAGCTTTTCTCATAGTCTAAATACTGTTTGGACTGAATTAAAAATGGTCTATGTTTCCCTGGATTAACTATCCTTTGGCTATTCTTTTTTGTTATCGGTCTGCCTGTTAAAATCAATTTAATGGTTTTCATTCTGTCCTTTCTGTTACGCCGCCACTTTTACGGGGCGGTCTCTATCCTCAATATTTAACACTGATTTTGATTGTCTTCCTGCTTATCGCCATTTTT